GGAAAACACCGGTTCCTGATAGTGATGTGCTGGACTCCAAGAAAGAGTATTGTGTGGAAATGTTGACCGCTCTCGTCGCACCTGCTGAAGAATATGACATTTTGAGTGTCGAGGAAGCACTCAATGGAACTTCCTACCCTACGAAACGCAAGGATCAAATCCGCGCTTGGGAAGCTGAAGCCATTGAGTTCGACCCCAACTCACGAAAAGTCACTGCCCCGTTCAGCAAGGCTGAGAAGAAGAATTCGACCGAAAAACACGATCGCACCATTCAAGGTGGCCACGAAACATTGTGGGCATCTGGAGTGTTTGGCAACCTTGGACGGTTTGTTAAAACCATGGAACATGCCGTGTACCCGTCGGTTCCATGCAACATCAAACAGAAATCACCGGCAGAACAAGTGGATAAAATCAAATCTCTAGGGCCTGGGTCTAAAACATGCAATGACTTCTCATCATACGAGGCTTCTTTCAGCCGCGTTGCACAGGAGTCTGCACAGTTTCCCGCCTATGATTGGTTCTTTCAAAACACCAGCTATGCCACAAACGTTCCTGCTGAAGCCAGAAAGATGCTCGGCAGCAAAAATGAAATGAAAACTAAGTATGGAAATGCTAGCATCAAGAATCTTAAGTGCTCAGGCGATTTTGACACGTCCTTCTCCAACTGGTGGGACAATGTTGTCACTCTCTGCCACATATTCTGGGAAAAACACAAGATCCACTGGACTGACGCCATTGAGTGGATTTTATGTGAAGGTGATGATAATGTCACCGATGATCATGATTTGGAATTGACCAACGCTGATTTTGAACCGTATGGACTCACCGCTAAAGTTGAAAAGTGGGGTGATCTGAGGGAAGCAGGCTTCTGTCAGAGATTTATCAATAATGACACGTTATTGATGAACCCCATCAGCTATTTCGGAAAGAGCCAAACGATTCCCATTGAATATGCAAACGCTAAGACTGCTAAAAAGCTCGGAATGTGCAAAGCTCGTGCTATGAGTGTTCTCTCTTTCACACCCAACTGCCCTGTGGTATCCGAACACGCCTGGCGCGTGCTCGAAATCACCAAGGGTATTTATGTGAGTCAGAAAATGCTCGACAAAGCGAAAAAGTACGGGCAAGACCTATTAGACTTCACCAACTTTAAAAAACCTGAAATCGACTTCGCTGACAGACTCGCTATGTCCGAAGTGTTTGATTTCACTATTGACCAACAGGCTGTTGTTACAGAAGCGCTTAGAACTTGGGTCGGGGGACCCTTGAACTTACCCACCACCTGGTTTCCAGAAAACTGGGTGGACTTCTACAACGAATACAACACTAGAGAAGAAACAAGCGATCTCATTGGATGGGGCAATGACGCTTTCTTTGACTACTTCACCGGACGGGTTGGTGAAGTAGTTGTCAATTAAATTAGATATAACCCACTTTTGTGCTAGGGGACTGGCAGGCACAAAATTAGAACAGTCGGACTGATAAACCGGGATTGCTGAGAGGCAGGAACTCTTTGTGAC